CGATTGTACGTTACATACAATCATTGTTCTATCCATGTAGTAGTCCCATAATCACTCCATGCAGTCTGATATGCTTGTAATGTTCCAGTTGGTACAGTAACAGATGTTACATTAGCAATATTGCCGCATATGTCACGACCAAATGTAGGTGGTGTTGTTGCATTGAACACTAACGCGTGAATATTGTCACCATCATAATCATTGAATGCGTTATCTCCAATAGACTTGACGTTCTTACTAAACTCGATTCTTGTTCCTATCATTGCAAGACAAGATTCTGCTTCTATTCTTGGAACATCAATATATACATTGTCTTCCCATACGTGTGAAGTATTGAACCATCCTCTAGGAATTGAGCCATTCTTAAAATAAACTAAGACGTTCAAATTAGTAGTGTCAGGTCCATTATATATCACATTTCCACTTTGTTGATCATATATCAAAGGAATCTCTTCACCTGTACTGGCATCATACATCTTTACCTTAGTTAGTAAATTCTTGTCTGTTGGGTGTGCTATAATCTGTCTTTTGGTTGCTGAAAAATCAATGTTCACTGTATTTGGCTTTCTTAAATTAGAAGCAGGATCATCATTGATGAGTGGACCAGCACCAGTAAGTGTTAAGGAATATGTAGCATTCTCACCTGTATTAGCATTTGCTGCTAAATTAGTAATATAACATAAACCTGACTTACCTACACCAACTGTCCATTCTTCTGGACCATCAGTATTACCAACTCTTTGAAGACCGTTCTCATCATAGTTCTCTACCTTAGCAAAACTTACTGATAATAATGTCTTGTGAACCATCATATCAAACAAGTCATCAAACTGTCCTTCAGTATAAAGACATTCTGCTGTTATCTCCCAAGTCAAATTACCAATCTCAGAAGCATTCCAGTTGCCATGATCTTTTGTGCCAACATCTACTGTATTACCTGTTAATGTCAATGTATGTGACGTAGCATATACTGACGCACCAATCTCATCTATCCATAACTGTAACTCGTCTCCTTTTAAAATTTGTGTTGACATATCAAAATGTTAATAAATTTTTATTGTCCTGCTACCTTAGTCAATGGACCAGCACCAGTAAGTGTTAAAGAATATGTAGCATTTTCACCTGTATTAGCATTTGCTGTAAGATTAGATATTACAGCTTTACCTGTACGATAAGTAGTAGATGCAGTCCATGCCTGTACATTACCACCTGCACGAACCAAACCGTCAGGATCATAATTGCTTACCTTAGCAAAAACTACATCGATTGGTTCTTTCTGTACCATAAGGTCGAAAAGTGAATCATAATCATCTTCTGAATAAAGGTTCTCAGATGTGATCTCCCATGTGATGTTACCAATCTCACTTGCGCCCCAACTTCCATGATCTTTCGTAGCAATGTCTACTGTATTGCCTGTGAGAGTTAAGGTGTGTGAAGTTGCCCATGCAAATGCATTACCATTGTAGAACAATTGAAGTTCATCACCTTTAATAATAGTTGTACTCATAATAAAATATCGATATTTTTTTTAGTTTACTCTAATTTCAAAGTCGAGTTTATGAATATATGCGTCATTGGCATATACCTCACTTGCTCCACTTAATCTGACATCACTAATCCTAATGGTGTCATCCTTATATCTGTGACCCTCTAACCAATGACGTATCTCATTGGCAATAGTTACACTTCCAATATATGTGTTGTCTGCAACATATATGGTAACACTTACGTTGTCCTCATACTGACCATCCTTACATCTTATTGATGTAATATTGGTTCTCTCTATTGCAGCAAAAGGAAACTTTGTGCTTAACTTAGCATCAATAGCAAAGATCTTGTCAATGGGAACCATCTTCATTAACTCATCATCCTTACTTAATATTTCTCTTAGGTACTTAGTTATTAGAAGTGAATTGGTCATATTATATGTCTTTTGAATTTATTTCGTCTACTGCCTCATTGACTGCTTGCTGTATCGTAGCATAGGCATCACTGCCAATAGAGGCATAAGCATTTCCAAAGAAATATGCTCCTCTTAATGCTCCATAGGATCTTCCGTTCTTTGACTTACGTTGCTTTGTGCCACCCTCAAAGAATCGTAATCTCCATGTGCCGTCGTTAGTACGGGTATTGCCTAATATATCTACAAAACCTGTTGGCTCACCTTGATAGAGATATGCCTTCACACCTTGTATAAGACCGACAGGATAATGTTGTGACGTTGCTGATCTAAAATATGAACCTGCTATATTTGACTTTGTCTTGTCCTTGATAAGATTCAATGCATTGCTGACACCATGTCGTGCTGCCCGCATTATTCTTGTCTCAGTAAGATTGAACACCTCACCGAAAAAGTTCTTTAACTGCTCATTGGCATCTATTAATCTTATCCTTCTCGCCATTATAAGTTCACAAGTTCACAATTTATAATTTTTTGATTATATTGTCTGTCGTCATCTATATTCAATATCCTATACTGATTGTCTTTCCATAATATTCTATCAAAATCATTAACATCAACATATCTGCGAACAATGAATCTGTATGTATGCGCATAAAAGACCTCGCTATTTACATCCTGTCTGCCTCCAGACAGCGGTGTCACCTCTGCTCGTGTCTTGTAGCATGGAGTATAAAGATCAAATGGTTCTCCAAACTCATTTGTCTCATGCGTTAACTTAAGTATCTGTATCTCTTCTTGCAAGATTCCTGCTCTCATTGTCTTTATCCTTTAAATTTAGTATAGTCATGGTATCTGCTGAGTAAGTACTCGTAAGAATGTGGTATCTCAGTAGCAGACGCAAACGCAACTCCTTCACGGTTCTGATACATGTTACCCACTAATAGCATCATTGCGTGCTGAATTGGTAATGGTAACTGACCGTCATTGTCATTTACTATCTCAGATAGGTCAGCATCAAGATCTGATGCAACCATCTGCTCTGCCATCGTACCTAACTGAATAATATACTCATCATCTCCATGAAAATAATCATCAATGTTCAGGTGCTTCTTTAATATGTTAAGGTTAAGATAGTTCATTTGTTACTTTACATATTTTTTATTTTAAAAAGTGGGGCAAGGGGTTCAACTCGCCCCACTGAAAACAAAACAATAATAAATAACGAAAAATATAAATTAATAAATTATGGCAAACACCGTTTCACAACGATGGATCTTTCTAAGAATATTATGCTCTGTCGATCTGACCAAGTACGATTGCGCCATCACGAACAACTTTGTAATCAAAGAATGCATTGATGACGAGACGAACTTGACCGTTTGCTGCCTTAGTGTAAGGATCTACGGTAAGATCGATTGCACCCCATTGTCCGATATAAAGTTGTGACCAATCACCATAAGCAAGGGTGTCTTGTGCCATGTGAGTAGTTGTCTCACATGCAGTACCATCGATTGCGTCATTCTCCATGATCATACCTGTAGCATTAGTGCCCTTAATAGAAGCACGGAGATAAGACTTAGCTTTAGGACTGATGACATACTTGAAATCACCAATAAAGTTGTTCTCATCAAGCTCTGCTTCAAAGTCGCAAACACTTGCAAAATCAGTAATATCAGTAGGTGTAACACCATTGAAGATACCTGCAGGAACATTACCACTTGCAGCAGCATCACTAAGGATAGTTGCTTCCAACTTGTCGTTGATTGCCTCAACTAAGAGTTTGCGGATAAGGTTCTCAGCACCGAGTGTATCT